AAAACAGACTTCAATATGTTAGAACTTCAGGCTGCATACGCACAAGTAAAGGTGGATGCAAGTTGGGAAGAGATTCAAAACCTATCAGATGATTGGGTTGTATCTTCTATTTCTGTTGCAAAAGGATTGTATAAAGCGCTTGGTAGAAACACATATAGTTTTCACAGAGGTTCAGAGTTTGTAGATATGATTGAAGGTTTGTTCAAGAATTCTGGACAGACTTACTTTACAAATGTAAACAAATGGACACCAGCAGATATTTGGATGGTACAGGATACCAAACTTAGTAACTATGATTTTGGTGGAAATAGTGGAAGCCCTGCACTTCCTTACATCAATCAAGAATTGTTGAAGGCATATGCCGCAAGAGATATCATGGGCGTATCTTTGAAGAAAACAACTAAAGTAAAATTCAAACAGATTAATTATAAGAAACCATTTAAGGCTCCAAGATACACTAATAAGTCTTTGGGTAAGAGAAACTTCTTTGCATCAAAGGACGGTTATCTTTTCGGTGCGAGTGGTTTGGAGATGCAGTTTAGAACCTTCCCAGCATTTCAGGCAGAGATTATTGGTGGTAAAGCGAAACACGGTAAACTTAGTGGAGACAGTGGAATTTCTAGTCCTATCGGTAAAGTTTTACAGGGCGCTGGTGTAAGAGAGTTTCCGTCCAGAAGCGATATTACTAGCATGATTAGTAGAGAAAACGATAAGTTTTTTGAAATGTTTTATGCAGAGTATTTGAATGCTGGTGAAGATAGTAAAGTAACACTTGACGATTTCAAAAAACAACTATCAAAGAAAGATAGTGGTTGGTTAGAGTCAAAATATCTTGTCACATTTTTATTTAATAGAATAAAAGGTGCAGAACAGAAGTTCTTAGAACTTGCATACAGATATGCAAAATCCGAATCAGAAGATTCGTGTGTACACTTAAAGGCGATGTAATGATAAATTTTAGTTCATTTCTTACAGAGGACAAGGGTGGAAAGAACCTACACCTAGAACATATTGAGGATGAAATCCTTAACTATGGTATTTCTGGTGGACGGGCTTCAATTAACTTTGTTCGCTCTCTACGAGATATGCTTGCTGGTGCATCACGTTCATCAATCGACATGACTGTAAAGTGGGATGGAGCTCCTGCAATATTTGCTGGTATTGACCCTGCCGATGGTAAGTTTTTTGTTGCAAAGAAATCAGTATTCAATATAGAACCAAAACTCTATAAGTCAAATGCAGAGATTGATGCAGATGGATTATCTGGTGCATTGAATAGTAAATTCAAAGTTGCACTTGCAGAGTTTTCTAAGTTGGGTATTACAGATGTTCTTCAAGGAGACTTGATGTTTACAGATGATGTAGATACCACAGATATAGAAGGAAAAAAGTATTACACATTCCAACCTAACACTATTGTATACGCAGTAGATGTAAATTCGGATTTGGGTAAGAAAATTAAAAATGCAAAGATTGGTGTCGTATGGCACACAACATACAAGGGTGCAGAACTACAGGATATGAAAGCATCATTCGGTGCAAACATTAGTGGACTGCAATCTCCATCAACAGTATGGATGGATGATGCGACATACAAAGATGTATCTGGTAAAGCCACAATGACTGAAAAGGAAACATCTGCTGTGACAGCATCTTTATCATCTGCTGGTACAACATTCAGAAAGATTAATTCTACCCTGTTAACATCCTTTATGAATATACAAAATACATTCACTGGAAACTTATCTGGAGCCTCTCTCAAGACTTACAATAATAGTAAGGTAAGAAAGGGGGAGACTATTAAGAATCCATCTGCTCATGCAAAGGGGTACTTAAAATGGGTAGAAGATGCATTTCAAAAGAATATAGACAAACTCAAGACCCCTGCTCGTAAACAGGACTTGGAAAAAAAGAAAAAAGAAACTGTTCGTGAACTTGCAAAACACACGAAGAATTTGACTAGTATTATTGAGTTTCAGAACCACATTGTAGATGCAAAGATGGGGGTTGTAAAGAAACTAAATACTGTTAAGAGCATTGGAACTTTCATCAAAACAGCCAATGGGTTCAAAGTTGTAAACCCAGAAGGATATGTTGCAATTGATAGAGTTACAGGTGGTGCAGTTAAACTAGTGGATAGAATGGAATTTAGTTTCAATAACTTTACTGCAATAAAGGCATGGGATAAATGATAAAGTTTTCAGAAATAAGAGAAGCTCGTGGTGACACTTGTGTATTTACCTTTGGTAGATTCAACCCACCAACGACAGGACACGAAAAACTATTAGATGCTGTTGCGGCACAGGTAAAGAAAAATCCTGGCGCACCCTATTATGTATTTGCGTCACACTCTGAAAACCCAAAGAAAGACCCTCTTCCATATGTAAAGAAGGTTGCATATATGAAGAAGATGTTCCCAAAACACGCAAGGAACATTGTCGTAGATAAGGCTAGAAATGTATTTGAGATTGCAGTCTCATTACACAATAAAGGACACAAGGCAATCGTAATGGTTGTTGGTTCAGACAGAGTTGCAGAGTTTGATAAACTACTGAATACCTATAATGGTGTAGAAGCAAAACATGGTTTCTATGGTTTTGACAACATCGAAGTAGTATCTGCTGGAGAAAGAGACCCAGACGCAGAAGGTGTTGCCGGAATGTCTGCATCTAAGATGAGAGCCGCAGCATCTGCTGATGACTTTGACCAGTTCAAACTTGGTCTACCTAATGGTTTCAAACAGGGTATGTCTCTATTCAAAGATGTTCGTAAGTACATGGGTATTCGTGAATCATTTATTACGCACCAAGTACAACAGACAGAAGAAGATGTGATTCGTGACTTGTATGTTGAAGGTAAAATCTTTACTATTGGTGAAGAAGTAACAGATACTTACAGTGGAGTAACAGGAAAGATTATTCGCAGAGGAACAAACTACGTTACTTTTGTAACAGAGGATGGCACATCATTCAAGAAGTGGTTGTATGAACTAGAACTAGCAGAAGATTGTTGGCCAGGATTTAAACAGGTTGGTATGAAAAAGAAGAACGGTAAAGACGTACCGAATTGCGTACCAGTTGGTGAAAAACAAGACAAGGACATTGATGATAAGAAGGGAACACAGCCTGCCAAGTATTTTGCAAAAGATGCTGAGGGTGATGAGATGGCAAAGTCTACAAAGGACAAGAGAGATGCTCATTTCAAAAAACAGGCGAAAAAGGATGACGATACTAAATCTGCATACAAACCAGCGCCTGGCGATGCGTCTGCAAAAACTAAACCGTCAAAGTATACAAACAAGATGAAGAAGATGTTCCCAGACTTGTACAAAGAGATGGTAGATGAGAGTGCAACAAAGTCACTACAGAAGAAGGCAGATGCCTCTGGTATTTCTCTTGGTATTCTGAAGAAGGTATTCGATAGAGGTATGGCTGCATGGAAGGGTGGACATCGCCCAGGCACAACTGCTGTTCAGTGGGGTCATGCAAGAGTCAATTCTTTCATCTCAGGCGGTAAGACAAGAACCACTGGTGATGCAGATTTGTGGAAACAACACAAAGGTAAGAAAGAGTCTTATGAGATTGGCAAGGACTATGCAGATCATACAAAGAGTATGACGCCTGGCCAAGAACTTTCAGAACGTCCATCTGCAAAACGTGATGCTATGAAAGCAATGGGTAGAAGAGGCGTTGATCCAGCAGATGTTGATACTGATGCATCAGACGATGATATAAAGGCTGCATCTAAGAATATCATTATGCAGTTGAGAAAGTCTGTATCCATGAGAGGAAATCATTCAGTAGAGTTTGCAAGTGGTAAATATAAAGTGGACGCTAGAATTGCACAGGCAGTACAAGACAAGTATATGAAAATCAAACGCTCTGATGATAAACTTGCCTTTCAAAACAAGATTGCAACATCATATAAGGATATGTTGAAGGCATTGAAAGAGTCAAAAATTACATCTTTCAAGGAACATAATTCCTGTTGTGATGATTGTGCAGAAGAATCAAACTTGATTGAATCTAATGTATATCGTGTAGGTTCAGAATAGTATTATGAGTTCTTCCAAGAGAAAAGAGATGAATATAATATCGGAGTTTACGCCCCAACAGGTTTTGATAAAGAACTGATGGAAGGCGACT